GTTACTTTCCTTCGCGCTGCACATCCTAGCCTGACCAAAAACGCAGTGTTGTACATTTCAAAAAGTGCGCTCTTCCATGCTATGGATGCCTTGGGCAATAAGATTGAAGGCAAGCCGGTGATGGAATTCGATGTGTTCGAAAGATACCTGAACGGCACCTGTCAGTCCAATGTGAAGCTGATCAGCCACACCGCCCTGGGTAGTGGCAGCCGTTTAATGCTTTCCATTCCCCGAAACCTCGATTTCGGTATGAATACCAAATCGGATGTTGATTTCGTGCAGGTTCGTACCCCTTTCGAAGATCCTAACATGATACAGTTCTGGTCGCAGTGGGATGCCGGATGCCGTGTGCGCAGCATTCACGAGAAAGAATTCCAGATCAATGAGCAAACCTCCGTAGCACTCCCGCTTTCAGGCGACTACACCAGCTAATTCCTACTCCCCTCATTGTTCTTTTACGGGGGAGTTTTGGCTCCCCCTTTTTAAAACTTAACTACAAATTCTCAAAAGACTTTACCCACTATGAAACCTCACACTATCTTACGAACCGGCATGCGAATACTGGCATTGGTTATGCTGGCCTTTTCTGCATTTTCTTACCTATCTGGCATTCCTGATCAGGCAGGAATTACAACCGCTATGGCTTTCGGCTTCGCGGATCTCACCTGGGGTGACAGCACCGAAAACATGGGTGGATTCACCTCAGTGGCATACCTTGGCTTTATCCCTGAAATAGCGACATTTCCGGCACGGACAGTTTCACCGACTACACCTGCAGAGGCTATCACCTTAACGGGTAACTTCGTGATGAAGCCTGATAAAAAGTTTATTGAAGTGTATGTCACTCCGGGAACTTTTGATGCATCCGCTGAGAACCAGGGGGAAACAGATGCCAAATCTTTTCACATTAAAGGTGAGCTTTTCTATCCGGGAACACAGGCTGATTGCCTTGCATTCTGCCGTATGATTAACAATACCAGGGCAGTTCTGCTCGGAACGAATCCGAATACAGGCGAACGCTACTGCTGGGGTGAACAGCACCTTCCTGTAACGTTCAAACCCAAAGTTACCTGGGGAAAAGGACCTGCTGACCGAAGAGGAGCTACCATCGAATGGGAATGCGACAGTTTCTCGCCTGCATGGATATACAGCGGAACGCTTCCGCTTTCAGCTGTTCCTGCCGGAGGTTAATCATGGAAAGGTTCAGACTTAAAGGCATTGTTCATCCCGGGCGTGTCAACCTTCACAGGGTTGGCACGGTTGAACTTGCCTTCCTAACGGATGCAGAGGCTGAAAAGCTTTGGCGTGAAGGGTGTGAGTACCTGGAACCCGTGCCTGAAACAATTCCGGGAACTGTTCAACCTACTGCTGCCAGTAGAAAGAAATCCACTCGAAAACCCCTGAATCCCTGATAAACTGCCATGCAGTTACCCTTGAAAGCCTGCTAAGTGCAGGCTTTTTTTGTCGCTGGTTGTTGTCGCTGTTCTGTCCTTTACTTCTTATTTCTGTCGCTGTAGTTTCGTGACTTTAAATTATTAATCCCATTCAAAATGAACAAAGCAATTCAATGGCTCACAGATCCGGATCGGAAATACTCCGATGGACTGCGCATGTATGCCGAAGTGTTCGGAACCGACAAACAATACGATTTTTTTGCAGGGGCTACTGATCCGGGTATCGGATCACTGCACTTTAACCTGCTGGAAGAAAAGATCAGGAAAGCAGCCAGGCTTCTTCCTTCTGCGGAAGAATCTGTTCCTGAAGTGAAGATTTCCAAACGGCCTGAAAAGGCTGATACCTCCCGTTCCAATCCGGATAAAATCCGCATTGTGGATAATCCGCTGGTGGATGTTACGGCGCTTCCGGAAGAGCTGCAGCAACTGTATTTCGATAACAAAAAACTTACCCTGGATATTGCTACGGAACATGCTTCCATGAAGCAGGCTGCAACGGATCAGGAAAGGGCTGTTCATCTGGCTAACGCCAAACGAATTGAGAAACAACGTGCTGAAAACTGGCAGGCCATTGATTTATGGTGGAAACAGAATAAACCGGAAGCCGGTCAGAAACTTGTTACTGAAAGCGTTGATTCCAAACGTAAAGAAACGTTGCGCAAGGCCATTCACAGGGCTGAACAGGAAATCGCTTCAGGAACTCTTGATGATAAGAAAATCAAAGCCAGGGAAGAAAAACTCGCTGCATGGAAAAAGGAACTGGAAGACCTGAAAAAGTAGAACTCTTCTTTAACAGAGAGGACAGCCTGCACGACATGATCGCTGATCATGTCCGCAGGTTGAAACGTGCAAGCGTATTTCTGACTACGTTCAGCCTGAGTGAGATTGCCATCCGGACATTTATTGAACTGTTCGAGGAAGGTGAGCTGTTGGCTCTTACCATCATTACGGATCATACGGTTCGAAAGAATAAACTGGATATGCTGCTTTTCGCCAACGAAAATGCAAGCATTTATCTGACTGATGTTCATGCGAAAATCGCTCATATTTATAATGAAAGTGAGGCAGTAGTTATCCTTTCCACTTCAAACCTGAATGCCATTAAACGCTATGAAGCCGGTGCCATTTTCTATGACCCGGCTCATGTGGCCTATTTTAAGCAGAAAATAATAGAGCTGATCAATGATTCAATACCCTTTGAACCCAATGAACCTTAACGAAGAACAGCTCTTAACTATTCGCGACATGGCTTCGCATTTCATGTCGCCCTTTGAAATCGCTTTTATGATCGGAGTGAATGTGGAGGACTTCCGCTCATGGCTGCAGGATGATTCGCATCCTGCCTTCCGGGCTTACAATGAAGCAAAAATAGCTTCGGTTTTGGAGCTTCGTAGGAAAATTGTAGGCATGGCAAAGAAAGGTTCCCCTCAGGCAGAAGTCCTGGTGAACCAGTTTATACAAGATCAAATCCTGGGGGAAGAGTAACATGGCAGACTTTGCAGAGGATAACTTTGATAAGATTCAGAAATCGTTGTTCAGTGAGGATGAAGCGGAACTGGAAAAGCTGTCGGATAGGGATAAACGGATAAGAGAGAGGTATATAACTGCTTTTTCATCGTGGCTGGATAATCCGACTTATACGGATAAGCAGATGATGAATTTTATTACCCGTCAGTTTGATGTGTCCGTCAGGCAGGCGTTCCGGGATCTGGGAGTGATTAAAACGATGCTCGGAAATGTCAGAAATGCCAATAAGGAATGGCATAGACATGTCGTCATTCAGATGTGCCAGGAAGCGTATAACCTGGCTAAAAAAAGGAATGATGCAAAAGCAATGGCGCTGGCTGCGGATAAACTTGGGAAATATACCCGGTGTGACCAGTTGGAAGCGGAAGCGCTTCCCTGGGATCAGATCATTCCTCCTTCGTTTGAACCTTCGTCAGATATTTCTATCCTGGGATTTAAGCCGGATCCGGATATCGAACGCAAACGGGCAAAACTACGAAAGAAGTACTCAAGGGATATAGAAGACGCTGTATTGCTCGATGTGACTGATAACAGCCAGGCGCACTAAGGGCACTAAAGTATTTCATTTTTCAGCCGGCATTGAACCGGCTGATCCGCTCACTTATTGATGTTCGCAAAATGTATGATTTTTCCAATGCACGGATCTGAAAACCCTACTGTCAGGAAGTATTTTAATAAGAAACAGCTTGAGTGTATGGCAATATCTGCCAACACGGAATACATTATTGCGAGCCGTGGTTTTGGAAAATCAGAAGGAATAGACGCTCCGCGTCTGATCCGGAATGTTTTCGCCATGCCCCGCTCCGCGGGTGCGCTGATCAGTCCTACTTACGGGAAGCTGCTGCGCAATACGCTTCCGGCAATCTTTCATGCGTTGGACCGGCTGGGTTACAAACGGAACGTTCATTACTTTGTCGGCCGCAGGCCTCCGAAGGAAATGAACTTTGCCAGGCCGTATATTGATCCTTTTGACTATTCGTATGTGATTGCCTGGTTTAACGGATCGATTCAGCATTTGATTTCGTTTGACCGGCCTATGTCGGCAAACTCTATGAGCCTGGACTACGTCCTGGGCTTTGAAGCTAAGTTCCTGGATTACGACAAAATAAAGAATGAAGTTCTTCCCGCCAACCGCGGGAATGTGAATTATTTTGGCCATTGCCCCTGGCACCATGGCCAGTTGTACACAACGGATATGCCTACTAATAAACAGGGCATGTGGATACTGGAGAAAGAAAAGGAAATGGATGTGGAGCTGATCGATGCCATCAAGGGGACTTATGTGCAGTACATTCAGAAAGCGCAATGGAAGGACAAGACAAAATCGGTAGCGCTAAAACGGGAGCTTAGCTTTTTGCGCTCAAAGGCAACGTTTTATGCGGAGTACAATGTGTTCGACAATTATGAAATCCTGGGTGAAAAGTTTATTGCCCAGATGAAAAGGGACCTGCCTCCTTTGATCTTTCAGACTGCCATTCTGAACAGGCGTATCCGTAAGATCGAAAACGGTTTTTATTCAGCACTGAACCAAAAGGTTCATTGCTACGAGCGGTACAACCGCTCGTATCTGGAGAGTATTGAGTATGATATTTCCGAAAGGA